TGGAAGGTAGAGACAAGAAGGGCAGACCTATGAACAAGAAGATACGTGTCACTCAAAACTCGAAGTGTTACAAGACTGTGCTGGAAGCTTGTCAGTTGACTTTAGACAGATTGAAATTCCCGAGTTCTACCTCTGATTGGGATGTTCTACAAGACGCAGTGGAATGCTTCGAACCAGCCATTAATCTAGATGCAGTCGCAAACATGAATGATTCTCTATGGCCCATCCTGTTCAATTGCATTCTAAGTTTTGCCCAATGTGTTTCTAAGATGGTTCACAAGGATCAGATTGGCGCTCGTGAAATTGCAGTGCTGAATGCAGTGTCTAGAATCATGTGTTATTACACTGAAACCATAGCCAGAGCTGTGAGAGATGCTGAGAATCATGCAGGCATGAATGTCAATTTGATAGAAGTGAACAACAAGATGGATATTGTTTCAAAGACTCTGCAGAGGAGCTTGGCGGAGAAGGGGATGGACAGATCAGTCTTATTTGACAGTGCTGACTGTAGTAAATGGGGCCCTTCCATAATGGTCTTTAACTTATACATATCTCTGGGGAGCAGAATGAACAACACAGTGCATTTGACGGTACTCAGAGATTGTTTGACATTGTTCGGCAACAAAGTGTTCAAAATTCCTGACAATTTCTTCGAGGCTTCTGTAGGCGAATATTCAGGAGACAATGTGGTCAGCAGAATGATGAACGAGATCAAGTCAATGAAAGGTGACATGGGCAATTATCAAAATCAAATTTTCAAACTGGAGGAAAGCATGCACCAAGGGATTTTAGGGTGTTCTTCTAGTGTATTGGGTTCAGACGCTCAGAATATGACAAGATATTGTTTGGAAAGACTGTACAAACATCTGACACTCAGAGTCACATCTCACATCACATCTGATGACTATTCCAGAGTTATTACGTGGGAAAGAGACCAGAAGGGGGAATTCGGAGTATACCGAGTAGGCAAGGAGACCTTAGCCATTCATTATGGAATACTGAAGGATTTTGGCATCACTCGAAATCTGCAAAAATCAGCCTTGTCGGATAGGTATCTGGAATTCAATTCAGTTTTTTTCAACCCAAATGGAGAAATGAAACCAGACATTAAGTCACGAATCTCATTTGTTGACTATGGTCATGATACTGATCCTTATCCATTGGCTTATAGATGTGCAACACAGACTGCAGAGTATCTCCGCTCAGAAGGGAGCTTTGTCGGATCATGCTGGGTTGGATTGCTGAACAATGTGCTATGCATGTATCAGAATCAGAGTCGAAGACTGTATAGACGTCTAGGTGATGACATTTACAAAGTGCCTTTAGAATTGGGCGGTCTGATCAGAGTGGATCCCTTGAGAGCTGTTGTGTCATCTCCTTTCATGCCATTAATGGAAAATTACAGATCTACACCAGAAGCAGGTTTCCGTGAGGTTATGGCCAACGTGTTAGCGGGAGTTTCCATAGATCCATCAGAGCTACTGGTCAATGAAGAGGACAATTACATCAATGTGCCGTCAGCTAGTCGAAGTGGAACTGTTCATTTATGTAAAAGACCATCTCGAAGTTCTAGAGCGCTAAGAGAATATCTTATGTCCATGGATAGACAGACTTTTGCAGATTTATTTGGAGAGCGATACCGGTCTAGTATGATTGCTGCATTGATTGCGTGTGCACACCGTGAAGAGAGCAGGATCAGTGAAGAAGGCAGAGCACATCGGTATATGGTGACTCAAACTCCTCGAAACGCATCCTTGTACAAGATCAATAGTCGATTCTTGACCATTTTGACTGATGCGGAAAAGGTGTCTAGAGACGATCTTCATGACATGGCAGACAAGTATAACACTCGTAGACATTCCATTCAATTCGAAGTGGACGAGTTGATGCAAGGCAACGAAGTGGATCGATGGGATAGAAAGTTGAACACACTTTACAAAAACTTGCTGCCAACGTCAGTGGGACCCAATGTGAGGAATATTGTGAAATGGACTCACCGAATGGAACTGGCAAATTCAGGGTTTGTTAACACGAAGCTGTCAGAATTTGATTTAATGTATAAGCCTGTCGAGATGGGAGGTGCTTTTGCTGTACATCCTTGGTATTACATGGAATCCAGAGAATCTTACAAGAATTTGTTGTACAGATTGTATGTAAGGAAACAAATCTTTAGATTTTCTCTGAAAGAGTCTGATATGCACACTACTAACATCATGGAAAAGATCTTGAAATCTGACTTCTTTGGAGGAGGTAGACTGGTTTTTGGATATTCTGATTATGGGAATCAACCTGCTATCATTGACAATCGATTGTTGACATCCATTCAATCTATTATAGATGAGCCTGTGCACACTGTCGGAAATGTTGTCTGTAACTTAGTTCATGGGAGTTTCCCTTCTATGTGGAGATCTGGATTAGTGAAGTCAATAAATATAACAGATTTTCTGAATGCCATGCTTGGTGGAACTGAGTTGAATTTACACGATTCAAACTTAAGAATCAGAAGCTTGCAGAAACTAATTGACATCTCTAAGCAGTATGACTGCATGGTGGTGGAACCCAGACATCTTTCAGTAAACTTTGAGCCAGTGGATTATGTTACCAATCAGAAGGCTAGGATGTTGCAAAGAAACATTTCTGATGAGCAGGGTGTGAATGTTGGTAGACAGTTCATCAATTATGCTGATGGCAAATGGATTCACAATGTGGTTTGCTGTAGACAATCTGTGACTGAAATGGAATCGTCAGAATCTGATGAATACAATTATTTAGATGTGAGTGAACTGGATTGGCTGCCTGTACAAATTACACAAAATAAAGGATATGTTGCCTGTCATACCAGAAGTGGAATCCCGTTGCAGATCTTGTCACAGTCCTTAATGATGCCTCAAAAGGTAACCCTCGTTATGAATGGAGACATAACTGATGACTTGGACACTCTAGAAGAAATGGGAATCGATGGGAGAGCTCAGGTACAGAAAGTGACAAACAGTGTGTTTTTGACAGCTCAGGGATACAGAGATGATGAGGACTGGAAAGAACAAGCTGGGAAAGCTGACGCTCCTGTTGCACATTCTGCTGAGGATCTGATCATGGCGAAAGAAACTGAAGTATTGTTTGACGAGAATCAAGAAGAGTCTGACTTGGATGAAGACGAATTGTGGGATTTAATTTCGGATGAAGAGGAAGACAACGAAACTGAGACAGTCACCAAGCTTGATGTGGATTCAGATGAAGAAGAATCAGATGATGAGGCAGAAAGAATTTTCGAACGACCAATGAGTGATCAGGGTGTGTACAGGCCTCAAGTGGAAAACTTCATGTCCCTTGCAGTAGGAAGTGTGCATGCGGCCAATCGTCAACAGAGAAAAGAACTAAAGTTGAGACCTAGGCAAAGATTGTACTATCTAGAATTACCAATGGATATAGGATGCTCACGTTTCGATGATGGTGACGTATCTGCACTTGAAGCACTCATGAAACATTTAGACACCTTGTCATACGCTGATGCCATCTGGGCTAAGCAATATGTCATTGAAGCTCTTAATAGTTTTGGACCAATCGTGTCAGCTTTTCGCGAAGAGTATCGTTAGATGAAGGTTTTGAATTAGTTTAATATCTTTGTTTACCC